CATCGCTCTTCCTCCGCCCTAATCAGGATGCGATCGGGCAGCCCTGGATCCTGCGTCACGCTCAGCACGCGCAGCCGCCTTCCGCTCCACAGGATCCGGTCATCGATCATCAGGTCGTCACGCGCCCGCAGCGTCACCCGCCAGCGCTGCTGGCTGTCCGCCACGCCGCCGGCGACCGCAGCTCCCGTCCCATCCGGCCGCAGTCCCGCCCAGGCGAAGCCGAGCGATGCCCAATCCCCCACCGCACCGCCCAGCGCGTCCCGCGCGCCATCGCGCCGTTGCACCTCGACCCGCTCGGAAAGCGCCCCCGCCAGCTCGCCCTTCATTTCAGGCGCATCCGCCGCCACGGCCGCCACAGCGCCGCCACCACCGCCGGCGGCCCCACGCCTTCCGCGGCGTCCCGATGCGTGAACAGATGCGCGGTGAGACGCACGATCCCCTGCCTCACCGGCTCGGGTACACCATTCCAGTCGCCCGCCATTCCGGCCTGATAGGTCACGGCCAGCCGCGTCGCGCCCGCCGCGCTGCTAGTGCGCACCCAGCCATCGCCATTGGCGTCGATGTCGATCGCATAGGCTTCAACGGGCAGCGGGGTCGCCACGCCGTCCACCGTCAGCCGCTCCACCGCGCTGATCGATTGCACCGGCGTCCGCCCCAGCCGCCGCCATTCGCTTGCCGCCGGAATCGTCTCGCGCAGCTCGCGCCGGATAAGCGCCTGGCCGGTGAAGCCCTCGCACAGTCCGGTCGCCGCCCGGATCAGCCCCGCGAGCAGCGCATCTTCCTCCTGGCCCTCGATGCGCAAATAAGCCTTCACCTCTTCGACAGCGACCGGAAGCGCCGCCGTCGCCCCGTCATCGACCGCCATCACCGCTCCTCCACGCGCAACATCAGCGAACGCTCGTCGCTACGCCCGTCGGAAAGCAGGAGCCGGTTACGCACCCGATAGACACGTCCCGCGATGCCCCCCTCCAGCGTCGCGACGCACCGCCCGCCGTCGAGGCTGCTCGCCGCCACCGCGATGCCGCCCGCCTCATCCGGCGTCACCGCCCACTCGCTCGACGCTATCGTCGCCGGCCCGATGAAAGCCGCCGGCCAATCGATCGCATAGTCGACCGACGCCTGCGGATCCTTGAGATAGATGCTCATCGCCACTCCTGCGTTCGATTGCGCACGGACCGTCGACGACGGGCTTCACAGCCCACCGTGCACAGTCCTTAACCATTTGAAATCACGTGCTAGATGTTGTTCGCCATGACGCGATCGAAGTGCGCGCCCGTCGTCGCCGCGCTGGCGAGGGTCGAGATGCGAAGGCCCGGATGTCCCGAGCCGGTGAGCGCGTTATCGGTCGTCTGCGCGACCTGCACGCCGTTCACATAAAGCGTCTTGGCCGTATCCCGGACCCGAAAAACGAACTGATAGGATCTGTTCGCCACTAGATCCGTCGCGGCCCCGGTTACCAGCGTGGTGAAGGTGCCCGCCAGGCAGCGACCGATCAGCCAGTTTCCGGTGGCGAGGCACCCCGCATAGTAGAAGTTGGAGACATCCACGCAGCGCGCGAGGAGATAGACGTTCTGGCCGAGCACCGTCTTGAACAATATCTCGGCGGCAACGTCATATTCGGCGGTCGCCGGCGCCCACGCCGATCGATAAGTTGCCGGCACGGTGAAGCCATAGGCCTTGTTGACGTTCATCACGATCGCGCCGTTCAGCGACGTCCAAGCCTCGCCGGTGTCGGCCGCATGGGCGCTCAGTCCGCCGCTCGCCCCCACAAGATTGTCAACGAAGGTCGGCGACACGGCCGCCGCCGCAACCCGCGCCGACAGGGCGGTCTTCGCCGCAGAGGCTGGCAAGGATGCGATCGCCGCATCCGCCTCATAGCGATCCGCGGCCAATCCGCTCGCTTCCACCGCCGCCACCAGCGTCTCGACATGGCTGATCGGCCAGCTCCCCGTGCGGGCGTAACGGCCGAAGCTCCGCGCGACCTCCGCGCGCATCCAGTCATAATTGTCGAAATGCTGGACGCTGTTCAGATAGCTCCGGTTCTTCATCGCCGCCGAATACAGATCGATACGCGGAACCAGCAGGCTCTCGTCATGGCCGAGCGGACTGTTCGCCAGCACCGCCGGCTCCACCACCTGGCTATTGTAGGGCAGTGATCCATCTGCCTGCGCGGTCGGCAGCACGCCGGCATATTCTCGATAGGTCTGACGGGTGAGACCCACCACCTTGCCATCGAAGCCCGCCATGATCGCATCCACCCGATCCCGCAGATCGATCAGCGATTGCGCGCTGTCGTCGCCGATCGGCTGGGCGGCGGTGATGTCATTACCGATGAGGTTGCCCAGATAGACATAGTCATAATATGCGCCGAACGCCGCGTTCACCGCGTTCAGATAGGTAAGGATGGTGGCGCTGGTCTGGCCCGAGCTGGCATAGTTGAACACGAGCGGGTCGCAGCCCGGGTCCGCCGCGATGAAAGCATCCTCCAGCGGCTTGGAAAGCATTCCCTGCGTCTCGAGGCTCGCTCCCATCACGAGCCAGATGTCCTTCGGGCCTGAAGCGGGCAACTGGTGCACCATCGGATAGACGGTGCAAGCGCCGCCCGCCGGAGCGGTGACCGCCAGCCGCACCCATCGCGCCCCGCCCGCCGCGATCGGCGCAACCTGCCTACGGTCGGCCGCATTGTCGCCCGAAGGGAAGGCGAGCGTATGCGAAATCGCGCTCCACGAACCGTCCGATCCATCGCTGCTGTCGAAGCTCTCGACGATCACCACCGAATAGCCGCTGCGCGTGCCGATCCAGTTGAGGATCGCGCCCGGAGCCGCGACCGCCGCGACATGGAAGGCGATCGTCCGCGTCGCGCTCGCCGACACGCTGTAGCTGGGCCGCGTCCGATCGGCGCTGCTGGCCGCGAGCGCCGTCACCAGCGCCGCGTCGCCCGCACTGTCATAGGCGCCGGTCAGCGCCAGTCGCGGCAGCGTGGGCGGGGTATGTCCCGCCGTCGCGAGCCGCGCCATTGCCACCCCAAAGCCGAATCCCAAGCCGAAGCCGCTCATCAGTAAAGCGCCAATATGTCCGCGGCAGACGTGCCCGTCGCGCGCACATATTGTCCGCGAAACGGCAGAATCGATCCGCTTGGTACGTTCTTCCACAGCTGATCCGCCGTGCCGTTCACGCCACGCATGGTGATGTTGCCGCCGGTGCCGACGAACAGCGCCTTGGGGATATCGGCCAGCGGATTCACGTCGTGCGGCGTCACCGCGACGGCCTTCGTCGCCGGCGCACTGGGCGCGTCGACGGTATTCGCGAACATGTCGGACATCGAATGCCTTTCGATCTCGGAGGGGAAAGGGGTGCGCCGCGCGGACCAAGGGGAGAGACCCGCGCGGCGCGGCGCCGCAAGCCGAGCGCCAACGCTCAGGAAGCGGCGAACTTCATCAGTTTGATCGCCTCGGAATTGCTCACGCCGCCGCCCACGCGCTTGGTCGCGTAAAAATGCACGAACGGCTTGTGCGTGAAGGGATCGCGCAGGATCTGCGTCTCGGTCCGCTCCGCGATCAGATAGCCCGCCTGGAAATTGCCGAACGCGATCGACAGGCTGTTCGCCGCGATGTCTGGCATATCCTCGCTCTCGACCACCGGATAGCCGAGCAGCGTATCCGGCTGGCCGGAAACCAGCCCCGGCTGCCACAGGAACGCCCCGTCGCTCGTCTTGAACTTGCGGATGCTCGAAAGCGTCGTCGCGTTCATCACGAAGCTCGCCCCCTGCCGATAAGGCGCACGCAGGCTCTGGACGAGATCGATCAGCCGGTCCTGCGGATTGGAAGCCGCGAACGCGCCCGCCGCCCCGCTCGCCACATATTGCAGCGATCCGAAGGCGCGCACGGCATCCGCCTCATCGGTCGTCGTATAGGTCAGGAACCCCTTCGGCCGATTGGTGCCGTTGCCCGCCACAAACGCCTGTCCCTCGGCCCGTGCGAACTCGCTGGCGATCTCATTGGCCAGCCACGCCTCGACATCGAAATTGGCATCGTCGAGCATCGCCTGGCTCGCCGCCGGATTGGCATAGAGTTCGCCCGCCGGCGGCACGATTTCATGAAAGGTGGGCGTCGCCGTCTCGTCGCGCGCGGCGCCTTCGGCGACCCAGCCCGAAGGCGTGCCCCCGGTCGTCACCAGTTTGCGATATCCCGCCGAGCCCACCTTCACGACATTGGCGATCCGGCGGATCGGCGAGATCGCCTTCAGCGCCGCATCGATCACCGCATCAATCTCGCGCGGCACCGCATAGCCGCCCGCGCCGTCGCTCGTGCCGATGAAGCTCTTGAGCTCCACCCCGCCCTCTGCGCCCTTGCGGAGATAGCTTTCGACGAACGCCTTGGCCTCATGGCTCTTCGCGCCCGACAAAGGCGGCCGCGCCGCCGCCACCGCCTGTGCGTCCATGCGGGCCTTGAGCGCCCCCATCTCGGCCCGGAGCTCCGTCACCTCGTCCACCCGCGCCGCCTCGTCGAAGCTCGCCTCAAGCGGATCCGCCTTCACTTCATACATGCTCATCTCCTTTAAGAAATTTGGAAAACCGTTCGTGTGGGGCGAAGTCGAGACGCCTGTCACCCGTCCTCCTCCGCCACAGCATGCACCCGCGCCCTGGGCTGCATCGGGAAAGTCACCAGCGACACCTCGATCAGATCGAGATCTTTCAGTTCACGATTTGTTCCGGACACTGCGTCCCGCACCCGGTAGCCGAAGCTTAGCCCGCCCACCGCGCCGTCCCGCAGCAGCGCCGCCGCCTCGCGTCCGGCAGCCGAGCGCGGCGACAGCCGCCCGATCACGCGCAGCCCGCGCTCGTCCTCCGCCAATCGCTCGATCCGCCCGATCGGCTTGCCCGCCTCATGCTGCCACAGCAGCGGCACCCGCCCGCCGCCATCCTTGACCGCCCGCGCGAACGCGCCCTTGCGGACAATATCGCCACCCCGGTCGACCCGGTCGAAGACCGCGGCATAGCCCGCGAATCGCAGGGCCTTCATCCGCGCACCAGCTCGGTCAGCCCGAACCGCACCGCCATCCCCATCAAGAGCAGCGCAAGCAGCACCCGCACGATCCACCCGATCGCCGCATGACGCGCCGACGACTTCGCATCGCGCCAAGCGCCCAGCAGCTGCCGCAACTCGCCGATATCGACATAGGCCTGCGGGTCAGCGAGGCCGAGCCGTTCGAGCACGCGCTCCGCCCCGAGTTCGCTGGCGTCCTCAGCCAGCGCTCGCAGCGTCACCAGCTCCGCGCCTTCATCCTCGGCCTGCGCGATCAGCCGCGCCAGCATGTCCACGTTCATTGTCCAGTCTCCCGCGCCGCCATTCCCAGCATCGCCCGCTTCTCGTCCGCCGAAAGAAAATCCGCCGCGCCGAGCTGTGCCCACAGCCGCTCTCGGTCAGCCGCCAGCGCCGGCACCCCATCGAGGTCGAGCCGCAAGGTGAGTTCCGGCCACCAGGCGCGCAGCCCCTGCGCAATTCCGGACAGGATCTTGTCTGCCAGCGGCACGATCGTCAGCCGCCAGAGCGCGCGGTTGGCCTCCGAATAATTGGCGTAGGTATTGTCACCCGGCAGGCCCAGCAGCATCGGCGGCACCCCGAAGGCGAGCGCGATCTCCCGCGCGGCGGCCGCCTTCAGCCCCACAAAGTCCATGTCGGCGGGGGTCAGGCTCATCGCCTGCCATTTCAGCCCCCCTTCCAGCAGCA